CCCGCTACTTTATTCGCTTCAATTAAACGTTGACTGTAGCCGTAGCTCATAATTACTCCTCACTCCATGCTTTAAGAACATCGTCCAAGTCTTTCTTGGGCGCAACTGTTGGGGCTTCTGCCTTGGGTCGTTTGACTGGCTCCTCCACCACTTCGGATTTGGGCTCAGCTTTGACTTCGGGTTTAGCCAAAGGTTTCATACCACTTGCCTGTGCTTCGTATGGTGTCATGATGACCATCTTCTGCACTTCAGGTTTAGCGGCGGCTTTACTTGTGACTGCGTGAATATCTTTAGTGATATAGCGCATAGGCGTGAACAAAATAGATTGATTGTCGTTGTTCTCATTGAAGCTCAACGAGGTGACAATGTGCTCGATGCTCTTGCCGTTGTTTGCCAAATGTTTTGTGTAGTCTTCAAAAACAAACTTGTTGTCTCCGACGCTCTCGCCAAACAAAGACTTGGATGCCAAGTTCATTTGATAGACTCGGCCTTCTAGTGAAGTACCAAAGTCTTCTTCAAGAACCACTGCGATACGGCGTGTGTATCTGCAAGCCTTGGATGTGCCTTGACCTGAACCTTTGATGTTATTGGGACAAGAATCGCAACGCTCAGATTGTGGGTTGGTTGAACCTTTGTCGGGTGTTTGACCGTCGTTGGAAAAGCAGTCGGGAGATGTTGGCTCTGACTCAGGATTCCATGCTTTCGCATAGAAAATACGTCCCACTTTTGGTGAAGCGTTGATGATCACAACTTCCAAATCGCCTTTAACTTTGCCTTGCTCATCAGTGCCGAGCATCTTACGGAAGATTCCGTTCTTAGGCACAATGCGGGGGACGCCGGATTTACCGGCCAAGTTTTTGGTTAACTCACTGACTGGTGCAGATTGCAGAAAGTCGGGTAAGTCTTGGTTAAATAATGCTACGTTACTCATTTCATTCTTCCTTTTTACGTCTAACAACCACGGTAAACTGATTCTCAACATTCAACCCTTCGGGGTAAACATCAGGATTCTCTTGCAAAAACTCTTTCATATGCGTTTGCTGAATTCGTTTCTCCAATAGGCCATACGCACCATGTTCTTTGATGAACCGATACATAGAATCCCAGTCATTCGTCCAGTACCGTGACTTAACCGAACGAATAACAGTGCCGTGACTTGTGCCAAGTGTGTTGGTGTTTAGGTCTTTGCAAAGATCAAGCAGTGCTTGCTCGATCAGATCCATCTGTGCTTGGATCTCTTTATCTTTCTCTTCCCACTCCCGCTTGATAACAGAACGTGCATCACGCATCTTGATATACGCTTGTGCAAGTTTGTCAACATCGACGGGGGGTCTTTCCTCCTGAACAGTATCGTCCATAATTTAGTTCCTTTCTTTGTTATGGTCTTGATATTATATGTCTTGATTAGACATTGTCAAGTCTTCTTGTAAAATTTCTTCTTTATAAAGATCAATTATTTTGGAGTGGTCGGTGATCTTGTTGCGCAACATTTGATAGAGCTTGGTTTCAACAGCGCTACCTCTTACGTGTACGATAGTCATCGGATTCTTCTGTCCGGGTCTATCGATCCTTGCGTTTGCTTGAAGATACGTTTCAACACTCGTGCATGGAGCATACCATATGATTGTGTTTGCGGCAGTTAAGGTTAAACCATGAGATGCGGCTTGTGGCTGAATGACAAGTACCTTTGGCTCTGCATTGCTTTGGAACTCTCTGACAATCTCTGCACGTCTATTGGCGCTCACGTTGCCATTAATAATATCGTTCGTAATACCTTGCTTGGTTAGGTATTTGGTTAACAAATCAATCGTGTGATTGAACGGTACAAAGATCAAAACCTTGTGGCTCGACTCGTCAATCACTTCCTTGACCACTTTCATCCGACTCGATACGTCAAAGTCAACCACCTCTCCAGTGTCCGTGTACACTGAACCGCATGAAATCTGCAGTAATTTAGTCAACATTGATGCGGCGTTGACGGCACTGACTTCTTCACCGGCTGCTTCGATAAGCATCTGACTCTTCAGTTTCTTGTAATACACCGACTGCTGCGGTGTAAGTGGTGCATCTCGATCAATATATGTAAGCGGTGGCAGATCCAGACATTGAGCTTTCTCAAACCTGATGGCGGGCTGAAGAACTTGGTGCACAACCTTGTCGGCAGTCGGCCTAGGTACCCACCGGAATTCACTGACCTTCACCATGACTGTATCTTTGAACTGACCAAAGAACATCGGTACACCCTTGGGGTTCACGAGCTTTGCCAATCCGTAAGCATCCGCAGGGCTTTGAGCGGCTGGCGTTCCAGTCAACATCCACAGTCCATGAATGTGCTTGCCCAAATCCCTCATCGCTTTCCATCGTTTGGTCTGCGCATTCTTATAGGCTGACGCTTCGTCAACCACAATCAAATCAAACTCACCTTGAATGATCTCGTTTTTAACAATCTCAACGCCGTCAAAGTTGATGATGACATACTCAGCACCACCAAGAATAATCTCTTTGCGCTTGCTCGCACTTCCATGCGCAACGCTGACTCTGCGGTGTATGGCAAACTTAAATAAGTCTTCCTGCCATGCGGCCTTCATCACCGAGAGTGGACAAACAATCAAGACCCGCTTCAAGATACCCCGTGTCATGAGGTAGTCGGTTGCCCAAATAACTGACGCAGTCTTACCTGTACCTTGCTCATTAAAGCAGAACGCCTTTCGGTGTTTAGTCAAGAAATCCGCAGTCTGAACTTGATGGGCGAACGGAGTGTATCCGTGTGGTCGGGGCCAGTTGTATGTAGCTAAAGTCATTTCTTGGGTTTGTTCTTTTTGACCGTGTGATCACTGTTTCTACTGAAAGATCGGTTGGCACTTGGGCTTTTGAGTTTCAAGTTCGACGGAGCATTTGTGCCACCTTTGGATAAAGGGATGGTGTGGTCGATGTCTTTACCTTTGCGGTCAATACCCTTCTTATCCATCTCATTGCGAGCACGCTGACGCTCCATGCGGTCTTCGTGTTCACCACGGGCTTTCTGTTGCTGATATTCTTTTTTGTACGGTCTAGGTTTGTTTACGTATGGCATTTTGACTTCCTTCGATCATGTGGCTATTTAAATCCGCTTCACCCAATCCAAATTCTGCGGGGTCGGTTTCCCATAAAGGAGCACGGCCTTGTTTATCAGCAACTTGGATTGTTCTGCCTACTGCTATGCAGATCTCCATTATCATTTCCTGTTTGTACTTGTCAAGTTCTTCATGGATTGTTTTGCCAATTACATTGACCACGGTACGCTCAATTAAACCTTTGATGAAACCATTAAGTCTACTATCTTTGCCTGTTAGCTCTTTGGTTACTACGTCTACGATCATTCCCTTTACATCGTCTTGCAGTTTGATGTACGCTAGTGTTGCTTGTTGTTCTTCTTCAGTCATTAAAATTTCTCCATTTGTTTCTTGACAACGTCTTTAATTTTTTGGTCTGTTGAATAATTGCCAAGCACTGCAGTGGTAATGTGGCTATGTAAAGGGCTACCATAGTTTTGTAATTCTTTATATATGGTGTCAATTATCAGTTGTTTCACGTCCTCGTGCAGTTTTAAATAAGCCTCCGCTTGTTGTTCTCCAGTCATGTTAACTCCTGTATGGAAATGCTAATTTAAGGATTGCATCTTGAAGTTTATGTTGCGGAAGTTTTATGGGATTGACATCGTTACTACTCACATCTATTTTGTCCTCAATTGCAGTCCGAATGATGTCAATAAGCACACTGTGAACGATCTCAGATGCAGGGTCATCTTTGACCAATAGTAAATCAAAAATAACATCTCGAATCAATTTCCTTGCATCCTCTTGCAGTTTTAAATAAGCTAACGCCGCTTGTTCATCTTCATTGGTTAGTTTTTTCTTTGTCATTTTCTACTCCTGTTTACATAATGTTCACAATGGGTGACTGGACACCACCCGCACAGTGCGCCTTGTTTGGCGTTCCATACTCCGCTCTCAAACGCCCCCTCTAGTCTTTCGATGTGGGGCAGTACTTTGTCTATGTACTTTTGTTTTGTTTCTGCTACGTGCTCAGCCTTAATAAACTCCTTGCTCACTACAAACATAAGCGCCGACTTTATCCTCTTCACTTCCGGAAATTTTGCGAATAGCCCACAAGCGACGAGATCTAGTTGCGTCACGTCCGCATATCTCGCATTCTTGCTGGTCTTGTAATCTATCGAATAGCACGTCCCCGACTTCCGATTGATAATCACTAGGTCGGCCACCCCATGCCACCACACATTCGGAGCATCGAACGTGCACTCTTCTAAGTTCTTCGTCAAACCAAGCTCTACTTCGCAATATTTTTCTCCCTCAATTGCATTTAATCTATCTAAAGAAGAACGCAGATACTCAAACTTTGGCGGTAAGTCTTTACCGTCACGGATATACTCCTCTGCCGCTAGGTGCATCTCTGTACCGTACAGCGCCGCTTCACCTGTTGTATCTTTAACATCCTTGGCTACCTTTAAGTGGTAATACTTTTTAGGACACTGTTGAAATGTCTTAAGGCTACTGAATGACCATATGATATTAGCCATGATTTTTTTCCTTCAGCTTGGATTCAATTGCTTGATAAAGTTGATACGAATTCCCCCAAGGAAAAACTCCACACTTTACAAGTTCCATTTTTGTCAATCCTACCCATGTGCGTTGTGGTGCAACATAATTTGGCCCCGCCATGTGTTC